TATACAGCTTCAACGTAAAAGTAGCAGGCGAAGTTCCTGAAGGCTTTTGCGATAGACTAAAGGCCTGCATGGCTTCTAGAGAAGTAGTAACTTGCGAGGAAATGAATAAGACACCAGTTACGGAAGTTCCTTTGGATTTTCCAGAGTTGTCTAATATGGAAGTAACTACATTTAATCTTGTTACAAACTATCCTATTACTCCATTAGAAGTACATAAGGCATGTTGTGAAGATTGTGGTTGCGCAGCAGAACATTGTAAAGTAAGAAACAGTGCCAGCCCAACTGAAGAGTATCAAGTTAATGATGACAAAAGAGAAGGCGCACTATTACACGACAATGAATATAAAGAAGCAGGAAAGATTAAGCAAAAAGATTACTTCGGCAATGATTTTAATAAATCATTTTTAAAAGACTTATCTAAAACTGCTAAAGAACGTAAAAAGGAATTAGGACACGACAAACTAAAAGCAGACGTATTTGCAGATGTTCCTAAGATTAAAACTGACAAAGCGGGTGCTAAAAGCCCTGTAGGGAGTAAATAATGAACTTTAATGAACTTATGCAAAGAATGCGTGAGCTTGATACAACTGATGCACCTGTTACAGAGATGCCAGTTCCAATGCCACAGGCTCCAATGACAGCACCAGAAGGTAAAGACAAAGCAAGAATGAATGTTAACATCAGTGCTGAAGGTGATGCTATCGAAGACGTATTAAAATTAATAACAAAGGTTAATCCAGACATGATTAACCAACCTGAAAAACCAGAAATTCCTGATATGCCAGATATGACTATTGCTATGCCAAAGCCAATCAATAAATTGATTCCAGACTTTGATGATGACAATGATGACAAGCCAGGCGGTGACATGGACATGGATATGGGCATGGACAAAGATGATCACGATGCAGATCACGATATGATCAAAGGTTTAGACAAAGACGACGATGGCGACCACGACATGGACGACCACGACGCAGAGAAAAAAGATAAAGAAGAAGCATATACTAATGAGCCCGATGAAGACCACAGAGACATTGACTATATGCAAAACAAATTAGCAGGTGGAATGAACCGTCCTAAAGGAACACATCCTAAAGTAGCTGACGGTGACAATCCTATGAAAAAAGTAAAAGAAGGTGATGACCTAAGAGCTCAAATTAAAGCTGAACTTGCACAACGTTTAGCAGAAGCTAAGGGAGAGAAGTAATGGCAGATTTAACACAAGCAACAATCGGCGGCGGCAGCTCAGTAAAAGTTGCTGAAAACAGAAAACCATACGCTGATATGACAGCAATACATTACAACGGTAATAAAAACTTAACAGTTTTTGAAGTTGCATGTGGCGCAGCAGTAAATGCTCAAACAGGAAGCGGATTAGCAATTGAAAGCATCATGCGTATTGTTGAAAAATATTGTACTGTTGTTATTCGTGGCGCACTATATGGTACAAATCAAAAGTTTGCACTTGTAGTTGAGCAACCAAATGATTCATTAGATTATGATCAAGCAGGCGCAGAAACACTTGTAGAACACATCGAAGATGACATCATTGCATTAGGTGACCTATCAGGTGCATCTCCTGCACAGATTGACTTTACTGGTGTTACTTGTACAGTAAAAACCACACTTGAATTAGCATAATACTGCTATTATAAGATTCAATAGCACCTTCGGGTGCTATTTTTTTGAGTAAATACTAGTATGGCAAAGAGTTTAGATGGCGTTCAGATCAAGAAGGCCCATACAAAGCAAAAATATACGTTAGAAGAAGTTAAGCACTTAGAGGCTTGTATGGATCCTATTACAGGACCTTTGTATTTCTGCGAAAACTTTTTATCTATTCAGCACCCAACAAAAGGTTCAATGAAGTTTGTTCCTTACGGATTTCAACGAGAGCTAATACAAGCATATGCAGAAAATAGATACTGTGTTGCTATGTTGCCAAGACAGATGGGAAAAACTACATGTGCTGCTGGATACCTATTATGGTATACTATGTTCACACCTGAAGCACAAGTACTAATTGCTGCACACAAATATACAGGTGCGCAGGATATTATGAATAGATACAGATACGGTTACGAAACTTTGCCAGACTTTATTCGTGCAGGTATTTACACATATAACAGAAACACAATTGAATTTGATAACGGTAGTAGAATACAAGCAACTACCACAACAGAAGATACCGGACGTGGTAAATCACTTTCATTAATATACTGTGATGAGTTTGCATTTGTGCAACCTCCAGAGAAAGCCAAAGAGTTTTGGACTGCACTTTCTCCTACATTGTCAACAGGTGGTAAGGCGATTGTTACAAGTACACCAAACTCGGACGAAGATCAGTTTGCTATGATTTGGACAGAAGCAAATAAAAAGTTTGACGATCATGGTAATGATATGGGAGTAGGTACTAACGGATTCTTTCCTTATTTTGCGCCTTGGACAGAACACCCAGATAGAGATGATGACTGGGCAGCACAAGAAAAAGCAAAGATCGGCGACGAGCGTTTTAGACGTGAGTTTGATTGTGAATTCTTAATCTTTGACGAAACACTTATTAATAGTGTTAAGTTAGCTGAACTAGAAGGATCAGAACCTGTTATGAATACAGGCCAAACACGTTGGTATAAGAAAATTAATCCTAAAGCAACATACTTAGTAAGTATGGATCCAAGTTTAGGTACAGGTGGTGACTATGGTGCTATTCAAATATTTGAAATGCCTAGCATGGAACAGGTAGGAGAATGGAGACATAATTTAACACCAATACAACAACAGGTAAGAACATTAAGAGAAATATTACAGTTCATTCAAGGCGAATGTGCAAATGGTGGTAATCCAAATCCTACTATATATTATAGTGTAGAGAACAATACGATCGGTGAAGCGGCACTTGTTGTTATTGCAGATATAGGTGAAGAAAACTTTAACGGTTTATTCTTAAGTGAACCTATTAGAAAAGGACACGTTAGACGCTATAGGAAAGGATTTAACACTACACACAAAACAAAGATTACTGCATGTAGCGGACTAAAGAACTTATTAGAAAAGAATAAGATGAAAATACATAGTAAACCGCTTATATCAGAGCTAAAAACATTTGTAGCACACGGTGTTGGGTACGGTGCAAAAACAGGTGAACATGACGATTTAGTGGCTGCAACATTATTAATTGTGCGTATGGCCAACGTATTATCTGATTGGGATCCTAAGATTTACGACAAAATGACGGAAAGAATGACTGAAGATCAGTTCCCAATGCCGATCTTCGTAAGTACAGGATTTTGATAAATAGTTATATGGACGCAACTAACAACATAGCAACCGATCTGTTCTATAAAATTAGAAGTAGATTTAAAGGTTTAAAATTAGGAGATGCCGCTGGGACAATTACCATAAACCCAGAGGAAGCCAGATTCTTTGACTTCGATTATAATGAAGGAGATAAGAACATTGGACACGTGAGTATTAGTCTTGCTGAAGCAAATTCAATGAAGGTATACTTTTCAAATGGTATTACTGAAGGCATGGATGATTCACAAAAAGACAATTGGTACGGATTTTTAAAAGAATTAAGAAAATTTAGTAAGCGTCGACTACTAGCATTTGATACTAGAGACATTGCTAAAGACAATCTAGACCAAAGGGATTATGCATTCCTAAGTCAATATTCAAATCCCCAAGCAGATAATGACACTATAGTAAAACCAGTCGGAGAGAATAAAATGAACGAGAGCACCTTATACGGGACTAAGAAACAGAGCTTCCAAAAATTGGAAGATACAAGATTAATCATTAAGCACAGTAAAAAACTTGCTGATGATACAGAAATGAAGCCAGGCGATAGATCAAGAAATATTGCTGCTTTATTTGTTGAAAACCAAGAAGGTGAAAGATTTAAATATCCTTTTATTCACTTAGCAGGCGCAAGAGCTATGCAAAGACACGTTGCAAATGGTGGTGCTCCATATGATGCAATTGGTGAAAGCATTATTAAGATGAGTGAAGAAATTGCACAATTAAAAAGTTTCACAGGCTATGTTGTACGTAACGACTTAATGAACTCCGACACAAATTCAGTTGTTGAACGTAGCAAAGGCCAACTTGATGCTCTTAGAGAAAGAATTGCTAAAATTTCTAAACAGGCTCACTATGAATCATATGTAGAAAGTTTCCAGGCACCAGAGGCAATGGAAGTTCCAGATGATGTAATGGAGCAATTCAAAGATCAATTTACAGTAAGAAATTTTAAAGAAGATTTAACATCAGTATTTCCTGTATTATACAGACTAATGAAAGAAGATGAAATTGTAGGCTATGACGACATAGTCGAAATGACAAAAACTGACTCACACGATGAGAACGGCAACGGCATACATGACACGGACGAAGCTAGTGATCCATTTGCAGCATTTGAAAATTGGGCAATGGCATTAGGTGAAGACTCACCACTTACAGCAGGTAGTGACGAAGAAATTAAAGAGGCAGTTGCAAGTCTAAATGAATTAGTAAGCCAAGACTTTCCAGTAGGCGTAGATGGTACAAATGCTATTCAAAGTTTAAAAGGTATTATCGAAGACAACAGACTGTTTAACGATATTAAAATGAAGGCAAAGGAAGATCCAAACGGCGATGCTCGTCCACTTGTTAAAGCATGGGTAGAAGAACATGCACCTGAGCAACTAGAAGCATTAGACTTTGGTGATATGGTTGATGAGCCAGCAGTAAGTGCTGATCAAGCAGAGCCACAACAAGAAGGTTTTATGCCAGACGAGTTCGAAGGAGAATTTGAATGGGAAGGCGTAGGTGATGATGGCGAAACGACACCTTGCACTGTATCGTATAAAGCAAGTATTGAAAACGAAGATGGTCCAGCAAACATCATAGTTGATCCTAAATCAATATCACTAGACTGCGCAATGGACGGTAACAGTAAATTAGGTTTTGATGCTGACATGGATCTTGAAATGCAAGACATGGACGAGTTAATGGCAGCTTGTCAGGAGGACGCACAAGAAATGTACGATAATGCAGATCATAAAGACCACGGATCGTACGAAGGAACGCAACAAGAAGGTAGAGTAAGTGATGCGTTGATTGGTGCTGAAGAAATCCTAGGTGACTTTACAGATGAAGATCAAAAGTTAACAATGCCAAAAGACAAAGTTAAAGCTGCTATTAAAGTAGGCAAGTATGAAGCAGCTGATGCTATGTTTGCAATTGATATGGTTGACACAGACTTTGATGACGAAGGCAATCATATTGAAAAACAAGATGAGCCAGATTTTGGCGAAGGCAACAAGTTTTCAGGCGCAATGGATAAGGCCAAAAAAGCTGGTAAAAAGTCTTTCGAAGTTGATGGTAAGTCATATGATATTAACGAAGTAGCACAATTTATTGTAAGCATGTACGATAGAAATAGTGGTACATTTCCAAAAGGTCCAGAAGGTGTTGCTACCATGGTAGACAAGAAGTTCGGCGAAGAAGCTGGAATGATTGCTCGTAAAATGGTAGAGCGTATGGCACCGGCACAAGAGCAAGGCGCAGAAGAACTCGAAGAACTCGAAAGAATCAAAACCTTAGCTGGTGCTTACTAAAAGACTTAAATAATACTCATTAACGGAGAATAATATGTTTAACTGGATTAAAAAGCTATTCACTTCATCTGAAGCTCCCAAAGCAGATACTTTGGTACTAAAGGACGAAGTGAAAGAAAAGGCCCCAGCGAAAGCTAAGAAACTAACTAAATCCGAGTTATCAAAAATGACAAAGGTTAAGTTAGAAGAAATAGGCAGAGACAACGGCATTGAATTAGATAGAAGGCTGACTAAAGCAAAGCTAGTTGCTCAATTGCACAAGGCACTTTAACGTAACTCAACTAGGACTTGCTTTTAGCTCTCCTAGGAACTGTTTACATGTTTCAACCTAAGACTAAAGGAGAATGACAATGTGGACTAAACCTTCATACACAGAAATGCGTTTTGGTTTTGAAGTTACAATGTACGTAATGAACAAGTAACGTACAAGTTTTACGGAAGGAGGCTGCGGTCTCCTTTCTTTTTGGCTGAATAAACCTATTTTAAATTAAAAATAGACTTGACGAGCTAAATAAAAGAGCATATAATATAACATATGCTTAGGCATGAAAGTGAAAACATATAACAAGGCTATAGGAGGCACAAATGGCATCACTCGCAGAAATAAGGGCTAAACTACAAGAGTCCAACAATCGTAACACTGGAAATTCTTCCGGTGGAGACAACGCAATTTACCCACATTGGAATATGCAAGAAGGCAAAGAAGCAGTAATTCGTTTCTTACCTGACGCAGATCAATCTAATACGTTCTTTTGGGCAGAACGTGCAATGATTAAACTTCCGTTTGCTGGAGTAAAAGGCGACACTGACTCACGTCAGGTTATTGTACAAGTTCCATGTATGGAAATGTATAATGATGGAACACCATGTCCGATCTTATCAGAAGTTCGACCATGGTTTAAAGATAAATCTTTAGAAGATATGGGACGTAAGTATTGGAAAAAACGTTCGTATGTATTCCAAGGGTTTGTTACTGAAGACCCGCTAAACGAAGAAAGTTCTCCGGAAAACCCAATCCGTAGATTTATTATTGGACCACAGATCTTCCAGATCATTAAAGGTGCGTTAATGGATCCTGAACTTGAAGAACTGCCAACAGATTATATGCGTGGCGTTGACTTTAGAATTAAGAAAACTTCTAAAGGTGGCTATGCAGACTATTCTACATCATCTTGGTCACGTAAAGAACGTGCATTAAGTGATTCTGAAAAGGCAGCAATCGAA